TTATCCAGCATAGCGTCTTAAGGATGCTAGTATGTTTAACTTGTGTGTCTGTTTCTGATAAACCAAAGTGCTTGAGTGAACAGTCTTCGCAGAAATAATCTTTGCAGATCCTACATCTAAAAGACTCTTTGTAAGATATTTCTTTTTCACAATCAGAACATTCAGCCATAGCGTTGCTCGGTCTATTATAAGTTAATGCTACAAAAGATTATAGCATTATATCAGACTTCAGACACCTTGTTAATTATCAAACTAGTGTCTTTTTTCTTAGAAACTTGACCAAACAGCAATACTGTGTTCCCTTCATACATAACACCCTTGAATTCCTCATATGCGTCTGGAAACATAACTGCTGAGTCTAAAGTCGCGCTAGAATCTTCCACGCTCAAGAATGCCATAGTCTGTCCGGGATTTTTACCGTTTTTAGTGACATACTCGCGTAGAGAGTTGATATGAACGGCAACATTAACTTTGCCAGTCCTGCCGTTGATGATCTCTTTGCAGGTGCAGTTTACTAAAGAACTCTGTATGCCATCAGTCTTTGAGAATGTAAGGGAAGTCCCCATGTATTTCTTTTCTATGTCGGCTATCCACCCTTCGTGATCTGTGAGATCGAATGGAGGTGAGTCAATCATATTTCTAATATCGAATACCTTAATAAGCCTATTGGAGTTTATCTTAAGGTTGTTTATCATATTATCTATAGCGTGTATGAGAGTGTCTTGTGAGCCATAGTTTTGGCTGAGCCATTCTCGCTCTCTTTGTGAGAGGTCACGATAGCTCTTATATTCATACATCATCTCATTCCTATGCATGCGATTCTTCTTGCCATTAAAAGCGCCAACACTAATTAAAGACTCCATACATGTCTTATTGACCTTGAAGCCTAGTGTTAGCAATGTGTCTAACCAAGTGAACTGCGAAAAGCTTTTCCCAAGTCTTTCCTCTATTTCAGGTATTAGTCCTAACATTTTTTTAGACTCGGCAGTACCAACTCCTTTTACGTTAGTTATGCCAAAATATATCTTGTCTCCGTTAGCAGTGAAATCTGTATAGAAGTGACCAAGTCGAGGAGGTAATACCTCTATGTCATAAAGTTTGGCGTCAGATACAAGCTCTTTAATCTCCTGCTGTGGATCTGGCTTTCTTTGTGCATGATTCAGGTAAGACTCAAAGAATCTAACCCGCCTGTGAACTTTACAATATGCACTTCTGTAGGCATTGACAGCGTAAGACACAGCATGTGACTTATTAAAAGCGTATCTGTTAGACTTCTCAATCCATCCGAATATCTCTTCTGAGGTTTCTTCGTCAATACCGTTATCAACAGTTCCTTTCATGAAGGAGCCTTTGACTTCGTTCATAAGCCCAGCTTTTTTCTTGCCGATAGCTTTACGTAAGTTATCTGCTTCTTTAAGGTCAAATCCAGCAAGCTGCTGGGCAATTTTCATAGACTGCTCTTGGTAGACAAGAACACCAAAGGTCTCTTTTAGAATTGGCTCAAGACTATCGTGCAAATACTTCACTTCATCAATGCCCGCCTTACGATCAACGTAGTGCTGAGTCATCGACTTACCTTCAGTAAAGGCTTTTAAGCAGCCGGGACGAATCAAAGAAATTAGAGCAGCTAACTCTTCAATGTTTCTTGGACGTACTCTTTTAGCCCAAGATCTACCAAGCTGAGATTCTAACTGGAAGACTCCCTTAGTGTAGCCTTCGCAGATTAAATCCCAAGTCTTCTTGTCGTTGAAGTTATCAATATTAAACGTAGAAATCGCCATTTGCAAATGCTTTCTCGAACTTAGTCTTTTGTGAAATGTTACGCTGAAACTTCAAGAACTTAATCAAAATGTTAGCAGTGTCTTTAACGTCCTGTAATGCGTCGTGAGCGTTTTCTTTGCTCTCTTCTGGAAAACCCATGTACTCTCTAAGAAAGTCCATACTCAGGCTTTTGAAGTCCTTGTTGTTTTCTGTCCAAGAGAATACCATATCCATGACATCTAATTTAAAAATTGGATTGAATACAGTCTGTCTTCCTCTAGAGTCAGTTGTACCGTGCATATCACACATTCTTTGGACGATTGGCAAGTCGAAGCCGATTATGTTGTAACCAGCTGCGATTGGAGCCGTGTAAGAAGTACCCCTAAAGTTATACTTGTTGCAAAAATCTTCAAACTTTTTCCAGACACTTTTTGGCGATGGCGCTTTTGCTAGATCCTTGCGATTCTTGCCAGTAATTTCAAGGGCTTCGTCTTCTAAAGGATCAAGGCCCATCTCTATAGCTTTACGGTCATCAAGAATAGGTCTGATCTCGCTATTGAATACACCGCCGGGCTGTGGTGTTAACCGTCTACCATGAAGTGCTATTGCCGCAATCTGTGTCGGCTGTGTTTTATGTGGATTTCTAGACCCTGTTTCAAAGTCAAAAACAATGATATCTCTATAATTCATTACGATTTCCTCTTTAATTCTAAGAACATACTAACTGCTTCGTCAATATTCTTATAGATTTTACTAAACTTAAGTTTTCTAGAATGCACTTGATACGTTCGAGACATTCCGTTTCTTGACGGCACATAGTTGCCTAAGTTGCATAAACTAATGTCTTTGTACTCGATTGCACAACCAGAAAAGACAACTGATTTGTAATCCCTTTTAATATCCATTATTCTTTTATCTCCATTATTTTACTTAGTAGGTCAATACCAAGTATATCGAATTTAACATGTCCCTGCTCTTCAAGATCTCCCATCTCAAAACCAGCGACGAGGTTGTTATTTTTGTCCTGCACCATTGGGCACACTTCATTTAATTTGTTTGATGATATAATCACTCCAGCGGCATGTTTGCCTTGAGATTTTATAGTGCCCTCAATATCCATAGCCTGCTGGAATACGGAAGATAGTGGCCCAATTAGGTCGTCTTCACTGTTGATCTTGCACCACCTATCTAAAATTTCAGGCTGATAAAGAAGAGTCCACTTAATTAATGACTTCTCTCCGCTCTGCTGTAAAAGGTCAGATACATCTGCTTCGTTAGGTATGTTTTTAGTCAACTCATTCATCTCAGAAAAAGAAACATTACTGTTGATTCTCATAACTTCTTTGAGTGCTGCTCGCCCTTGTAACTTGTTAAAGGTGATCATCTGTGATACGTTGTCTTCTCCGTATTTTTTCTTGATGTAACCAATAACTTCGTCACGCTTTTCGGCTGGTACATCTAAGTCAATATCAGGTAAAGATACATGGTCTTCAGTGTTACGTCCAGCATTATAAAATCTTTCAAAAATCAGGTCGTACTCAATGGGATCAATCTCTGTAATGCCAATCAAGTAAGAAATTAAACATCCCGCAGCAGAACCCCTTCCCGGCCCCGGCAACCAACCTTGCTCTCTAACGAAATTGACAATATCTTGCACAATTAAAAAGTAACCAGAAAGACTGGCAGCGAAGATCACATCCATCTCATTCTTAATTCTATCGAGGTATTCTTTTTTAGTATCCTCATTATCTACCTTACCCGTCTCAGCCAACAATATGCGCCAACCATCTCTACATAACTGTTTGAGATATTCGTCTTCAGTATATCCGTCAGGACAATCAAACTCAGGCAACATCGGTTGTCCAAGGATGTCATACTCTTCGCACTGATCAGCTATTTGGTTGCTCATATCTATCTGCTCATCCGTATACTTAGAGATCGCTTCCTCTTTAGAGGGCAAATAAAATTTATCCGAGGAAAAGAACGGCTTCAAGTGTTTAAATGAATCTAGCTTGGCTTTGACTCTTGACATTGTGGTTTTCATTCCAGAGCAGAGCAATATCCTGTGGACTTCTGCCTCTTCAGGCTCAACATAGTAGCTAGAGTACTGTTTAAGGCCGTCTATGCAGATAAGGTTCTTATCAAGAGAAGCCTGTGTTAGCTTATATACTACATCGTCTTCATACATATTCTTCTTAGATACAAGGTCAATCAGCGCGTACCAACCAGCTTTATTTTTGGCGAGCACAGTTTTCTTTTTGCCGTTATCAAACTCTAGAGTGCATCCCATAATAGGCTTGATATCGTTTTTCTTACACTCTTTATAGAATGTGACAGCACCTGAAATCGTATTGATGTCAGTGATTGCGCACGATTTGTATCCAAACTCTTTGCACTTCTTTGCTAGCTTGTCTGGCTTTGAGAAGCCTCGCTGTAGACTGAAGTGAGTTTTTATATTTAAAGGAGTCCAACTCATTTAAGTAATCCTAATTAGTCTTTTTCTGTCTAAACTTTTTTAAATCTGAGATTGCAACATTGTAACAGTCAGCTCTAACAACGAACCCGTTGGAAGGGTCTATCTGGCCCTTAGTTAGCTTCTTTGCCTTGTCAAAATATTCATCGTGTTCCAACCATCCTAAAACCCAAGCTCTGCCCCATCGCTTGTTCTTATTTTCAATTCTAACAAACGCATACCTGTCACACTTTTGTTTTGTGTTAAAGTTAGCAACTGAGCATTCATAGAATGGCTTAGGTGCTGAGGTACATCTTTTAGTCTTAACGTCGTATTTAATGCCTGATTTGGAAACTAGATCATAATCGTATGTGTTATTAATTGTACCATCAATAACTACGTTTGCAACTTCTTCCCCTAAAAAACCAGCTATATTTCCGTCGCCCTTCATGATCGAGTTGCGTATTACGCCCATCTCTCTAGACTTAGCCCAAGCGCGTTTCTTCATTTCTTCTGTAATGTTTATTTCAATCATTATCCTCGGCCTTCCATAGAATTATCCTTTCTTTTTTCTTTTTCTCTTTTTCTCTTTTCATCTCTTCTATGCTTTTAATTTCAATCAGAGTATTGATTTTCATTAGTTCGCCACAAGTCCTCAATCTTTCCTTCCAGACTTCATCAATCCTTTTTTCGGTAGGATTATCAAAATTCCTCTCAACAAACCAGCAGCTAGATTCTTCAAAAACCTGCACCTCAACTTGCAAAATATCTCTGAAATATAGGTCAACAGCGTCGGTAACACCTGTGTGACCGCCTCCGTAATCATGTCCGGCTATTATTCCACCTTTCTTGACCTTTGGGGCCCAGCTCCTTACGTCCGTTAAGACATTTCTCATGTCGTGTGCAGCATCAATAAAAACAAAGTCGAGCGATTCTTCATCGTAGAGTTTAGAGGCTTCTCTTGATGGAAGTCTGAATGGGTTGATTACATGTAAAAACGGTTCTATGTTCTTCAGAAACACATGAAACAAGTCACCAGTAACCACGTCATTGTCTTCTGCGACACCTCCTTTATAATGCTCTTCAGAACCCTCCCATGTGTCAACACAATCGAATCTTATGTCTTTGCCACTGTTAATAATCTCTTCTGCCATACATGACGAGCTTTTACCTTTAAAGGAACCCACCTCTACAAAGTGAGAGCCGCTGTTGAACCTTTTCGCCATCTTGCTGTAAAAAGACGCATCGAGTTCTCCCCAAAATCCGTCTAAATCTTCATAGTAATGTTTCATTTTAAATTTCCTTATCCCGGTGCTTCATAATATCCAATGTTAAAACCTTCTTTTGTACATTCCTGTATAGTGTCCAGCATCCCAAACTGTTCTAAATGATTACTTACGTGTCTACACATATTTTCATTAGTACCGGGCCAGTCTTTTTTGCAGAAGTCACAGAGCTTTTGGCATTTCCAGTGTGCTTGATTCCTAGACAACATTCTTGGTCTAGTTGTCTTTTTGATCTCTTCAAATCTATCCTTTAGCATACCCAAAAACTTTTGTCGGTCACTCTCTTCAAAACAGATACTGAACGGGCCACCATCTCTAATGAAATATATCGACATAATTGCGTCTTCATATTGAGGGAAAAGTTTAGAAATTGCATAATGATATAACATCAACTGTGGATCTTTACATAGCTTTTCGTAAGTCTTCTCCTCTCCTGTAGCCCAGTTAAGTCGGCGCCCTGTTTTCCAGTCAATGACTTCAATGACTCCATCATCAATTTCGGTCACTAAGTCAATAGTGCCTTTGATAGCAAGTCGCCCCTCGACTTTGGTTCCGTCTGGCATATCATACTCATATTTGGCCCAGTCCTCCTCGATAGCGATGTCGAACTGAGGTTCAGCTTCTACAATATTGCGCTTTCTAGGATCAAAGTTTCCATCATCATAAGTCAGGGCTTCCCATGTCGTCTTATCACAGAACTTATAGTCTGCGTTAGTATAATGGTGAGAACATGGTATAGTATAATGGTCGTAGCTACGCTTAAGAATTTCGTTTACAAATTTCTTTGTTCCGAGTTTACGTTTAGTGAACTCGACCTCTCCGATAGCGTCATCCTTAAGCAATAGCTCGGCCTTATCCTGATGTAGTTTTTTACAGCCAGCAAGAACTTCCATAACCTTATGGACAACTGTTCCTAGCTGAGCCTTTTTGCCTGATACAGTTTGATGGCCTAGAACATAAGTCATAAAATACTGCATTTGGCAATAGTCAAAGTTATTATAACTAGAACTACGTATATAGGTAACTAACATATTTATTCCTTGATTTTCTTAATACCACCAACAAGCTGAGGTTTGTCCTCAAGCTGTTCTGGCACTACGGGCTGTATTACATCTCCCAGCCAACCCCATGCTTCTAATAGAGAGATAACTTCTTTATTCGTGTCAATAAGACTAAGGTCTTTGTTATCAATTATAGCGTCATATTTTATATTACTTACTTCCATTTCGCTGGAATGTGAGTCGTCTGCATCGTCTCCTCTTGTTAGGCGTATAACCCTACCGCCAGCTCTTTGAACTGCTTCAGCTTCATTAGGAAATCTACAGTCTGAAATAACAGCAAACAGAGATTCTTCCTCTCTAATATTTCGTAGCGTTCTATCAGTCCAAATGTCTGGGTGAATTTTGCGGCAAATATCCGTGCCAAAGTGCTGTAGGAATTCTCTAGCAGTCATTCTACCCTCGTTTTCCCCTTCGTAGCCGGGCATATCTTCCCATCTGATCCAAGTCAAACTATTCTTATCTAGGTCAGTGCCATAGCATTGAGGTTTTGTTAAACCAAAAAGCCCAGTGGCAATTTCTTTAAGAGAAGAAGCGAAGGAGTAGTGCTTGATGAATGGCCACATATTTTGCGCCGCCCACATACCGAACTCAAGATCGGTGCGCGTAACATCGAGCGCTCCTTTGGTTGTTTTTTTCTCTCCATTTTCATCTACAGAAGCTGTATCTATAACGAGATGCCCATCTGTACTGAGATCAAATCCATCTACAATATTGTAGGATCTCATCTGGTATCCATGCAGGAATGAACAACACGAATTCTTACCCGATTGTTTCTTGCCTGCAAACGCCAAAATCCTAGTCATACTAATACTCCTTCTAACTGTTCAAGTATTTCATTATTTATTTGTTCTACTGTCATATCGCCAATATCTTTATGCGATATGGTTGGTCTGTAATAATTAAAGCGCCTGCCACATTTTTTCATTATCTGATCTGCGGCCCTATGCCCAGCTTCGTCATAATCTGTTAGCACAACCAAGTTTAGAGCGCCACTTTTTTCTAGTAATACGAGCTGATCGTCGCTCATATTCGCACCAAATATTCCAACGCAATTTTCTATTCCTGCCTCGTGCAGGCGCCATACGTCTCCTTGTCCCTCAACCACAAATGCGGTTCCTGTCTCTAATATTTTATCTTTTGATAAATTAAGGCCATACAGATAAGAGCTTTTTCTAAACCCTCTACTGTGCAGCCATTTTGGTTTCATGTTTTCGTAGACTGATCGGCCTATACATCCAATATAATTATAGCCTTCATCGTAGATTGGGACAACAACTCTATTGGACATTGGCTTATTTTTTTTGCTACAAAGTCCAACATCAAATTTTGTAAGAACTTCTTTGCTGTAGCCTCTGTTAATATAATAATTAGATGGTATATGTAGTTCCTGCAGGATTGTCTCTCTGTCTACAGCCGGTGTTGATCTCTCTGGGTCTCTGTG